GCGCTACTGGCGACTTCTGCAATCAGATCGTTCCGCAGCTTCAGCACCCCGAGCTGTTCACGCTGGGATCGAAGATGTGATATAGTGTTCGCGTGGCTAGGAAGCTAGACCCAAAAAGGCGGCAAGTTCCACCGCCCTGCAACGCATTCAATTGGAGCCTTCAAGGAAACGAAGCAAATGAACATTTCTGTTTACTCTTTTACGCCATCGCTGCAGGCGCGTGCCGTCATGCGCGACGGTGAGCCGTGGTTTGTCGCCGCTGATGTGTGTGCCGCACTGGACTACAGCGATACCAGCATGACGGTGCGCCGGCTTGATGAGGATGAGCGGGGTACAAGCTCAATTTGTACCCCCTTTGGCGATCAGCAAATGCTGGTCATTAACGAGGCTGGTCTGTATAGCCTGATCCTTGGTAGCCGAAAGCCAGAAGCGAAGGCTTTTAAAAAGTGGGTGACTTCGGAGGTCTTGCCATCTATTCGAAAGACGGGAAGTTATGGGCAGCATGTCCCTAATTTGACCCATTCCTACACTGATGCAGTCGCGGGGGTCGAGGTTGTGGCGCGAATGTTGCGCATTGAGGGGTCGGCGGCTCTGGGAATGGTTCGGAAAGCCACGGAGATCACCGCGCCGCATCTGCTGCCAATACTGCCGGTCTACGCGATTGACGCGCCCACAGGCTCCGGCTCAGTCAGCAGCGAGGCGACGGACAGCCTGAGCGCGCTGATGAAGGCGCACGACATCAAGGGCACCGCAGCGTCCATGAATGTTCGCCTTGCTCTGGCGGGTTATCTGGAGCGCAAGACCCGTGAAGGCAAGTCTGGTAATAAGGAGTTTTGGTCGATCACTGGAGTAGGGCAGGAGTACGGCAAGAACCTGACAAGCCCTCAGAACCCGCGAGAAACGCAGCCGCATTGGTATCGTGCAAAGTTTCTCGAACTCATGGATGCAGTGAACAACAAGTAACTAGGCTAATCCATCTCTACCCGCTTCGGCGGGTTTTTGCTTTTGTATAATTAGATAATGAAGCGACTAACCCCGACCAAGCTTGAAAAACTGGAGGAATCTATTTCCGCCAGTCAGGGCCGGGGTGAGTCTGCTATTTTCGGGGTGTGTGACGATGCCCGCCAGCCTGTGAAGTTCCTGAAGCTGGTTAAGCAGGGTGATATTGTCACAGCGGCTGAATGTGAGGGGCCGGCTGAAATCCTGATTCCAAAGCGCCTAGAAAAACTGCTGTATTACAAACGGCGCAAGGTGGTCTATGGTGGGCGGGGCTCGGGCAAAACCCGGTCCGCAGTCTCGATATTGCTTGAGCGCGCAAGATTCACGGATGAGCGGTTTCTTTGCCTGCGTGAAATCATGAAGTCGCTGGATGAATCTTCTTATCAGGAGATTAAAGACGCCATATCGGCCCGTGACCTTGACGATCAGTTTAAGCCGACAGATTCAAAGATCCGAAGCCTTGAAACCAATAGCTCATTCGGTTTTGAGGGTATGTTTCGGAATCAGACAAAGCTTAAGGGTTACGCGGGCGCTTCTGTGGCGTGGGTGGATGAGGCTGAGAATGTTTCGCGCTATTCTTGGAACATCCTTGATCCAACCATCCGAAAGCCCGGCTCTGAAATTTGGGTGACTTTCAACCCAAATAAAGAGCAGGATGCCACATGGTCGGATTATGTCGCGCCATACGCCGAAAAAATGGTGGATGGGGTATATGAAGACGATGAGACGCTAATCATCGAATGTAATTGGCGTCACAATCCCTGGCTAACCGATGAACTCCGCATGGAGAAAGATCGCATGGCCCGGATTGACCCAGACCGCTATATGTGGATTTGGGAGGGTAAATTCCGCAAGTCGTCTAGCGAGCAGGTCTTTAATGGTAAATGGCGGGTTGCCGAGTTTGAGCCGGGTAAGTTCTGGGATGGTCCTTACTTCGGGGCAGACTTTGGTTTCTCGCAAGATCCGTCTACGCTGGTCAAGGTCTGGATTCACGATAAGCGCCTGTATATCGAGCACGAGGCTTATAAGGTCGGGGTAGAGCTTGACCATATGCCGGCCTTCTACGAACGAATTCCTGGCTCGCGGGATTACAAAATCCGGGGCGACTGCGCGCGACCTGAAACGATTAGTTATCTTGCTCGCCAAGGTTTCCAGATTGAGGCGGCGCCAAAGTGGTCGGGGTCGGTGGAGGATGGCATCACTTACATGAGAAGCTTTGAGGAAATCGTAGTGCATCCTCGCTGTGAAAACACGATGAAGGAAATGGCGCTTTACTCTTACAAAGTTGACAGGAACACGGGTGATATACTCACGGATATTGTGCCGGGATGGGATCATTTGTGTGATTCCATTAGGTATTCGCTTGCGCCAATGATTCAAAGGGGCGGGGTAATCGGTTTATGGGAAAGGCTTGGTAATGGTTAAGCGAGTAACGCGGCGTCCTCGCCCTGTTCAGGATTCGGCGCCCTCGCTGGATTCTTTTGTCAACTTCGCGCATAAGCTCGGGGTGGGGGCGGATAATGCCCTGTCGTCGGCATCGTATGGTTTTAACCCGATCACGCGCGATAGAACTCTGCTGGAATATATCCATCGGGGTTCATGGATTGGAGGTGTAGCGGTTGATCTGATCGCCGATGACATGACGAAGGCGGGTATCGAGTACCTGACTGAGATGGCCCCCGAGGACATCGGAGTGATTGATCGTGTTGTTGCGTCTATTGGCATCTGGTCGCAAATCAATGCCGTGGTGAAATGGGGTTCGCTGTACGGTGGAGCTATCGGCGTGGCGATGATTGACGGACAAGACGTGTCTACGCCGCTGAGGATGGAGACGGTCGCCGAAGGGATGTTTAAGGGTATCCTTGTTTTTGATCGTTGGAGCGTGACGCCCGATCAATCGGAGATTATCGAGGACATGGGCCCGGATATTGGCAAGCCCATGTATTACCGTGTTGAGGCGAATGCCCCAGCGCTGCGCGGTCAGAAAATCCACCAATCCCGCGTGCTGTTCCGGTATCTCGGCGTTGAGCTGCCCCATACTCAGGCTCAGGTTGAAAACGGGTGGGGTCTGTCGGTTATTGAGCGGCTTTACGACCGGATGATTGCGTTTGATTCCGCCACGACTGGCGCCGCGCAGCTTGTCTATAAGTCGCACCTGCAGACCTTGAGCGTGGAGGATCTTCGGCAGGTGGTGGCGGCTGGGGGAAAGCCGATGGAGGGCCTAACCGCATACGTGAACATGATGCGCCGATTTCGGACTAACGAAGGGTTTACCGTCATTGATTCGAAGGACTCGATTCAGACGGATCAACATTCGGCTTTTGGCGGGCTGTCAGACGTTTTGATGCAGTTTGGGCAGCAGATATCGGGGGCACTGCAAATCCCGCTCGTGCGGCTGTTCGGGCAGTCTCCTGCGGGCCTGAGTGCGTCGGGAGAGTCTGATATTCGGACTTACTACGACCGCATTAAGTCGCTGCAAGAAAAACACCTACTGAGGGGCGTTCAGGCAACATGGAAGATTCTTGCCCGTTCGTGCGGCGTTACTCTGCCTGACGAATTCACGGTTGGATTCCGTTCGCTTTGGGATTTGTCGGACACTGAAAAATCCACGATTGCGCAGGCTATTTCGATGACCGTGGTTCAGGCTCGTGATGCTGGTCTCGTCTCGGATAAGATCGCGATGCGTGAACTGCGCCAGTCGTCGCGCAAGACGGGGGTTTTTACTAATATCACGGAAGAGGATATTGAGGCGGCCGATGACACTCTAGGCCCGCCTCCTGGCGAGCTAGAGCCCGATCCGACGGCACCGGAAACCGTGTGGCAGGGCGAGCCGATGTCAGGCCCCGAATTGACCGATGGCGATCAATAAGAAAGAGGCGCAAGCCCTTTTCACGGCGGGGCGAAAGACTGAGGCGATGTATTCACGCCAGCTTCGATCCCTGGCTCGGGAAATCGGCAGGCTGATTCGTGGTTTTGACCTGAAGGCTAAACCGGGGGACGCCGCGAAGCTGGAAAAGGTACTACGGTCTTACGCCGACACCATTGACCCGTGGGCGCGCTCTGTAGCCGAAAAGATCGTGCGGGACGTAGAGCGGCGAGACTATCGCATGTGGAGGAAAATCTCACAGGAAATCGGGCGGGAGCTGCATAAGGAAATTGAGCAGGCGCCGACCGGCCACGCCATGCAAAAGCTAATGGCTGATCAGGTTGATCTGATTAAATCAATCCCCCTGCAAGCGGCGCAGCGAGTCCACGAGACGGCTATTAAAAGTGTTTCGGAAGGCTGGCGGCCGGATCAATTGATGAAGGAGATTCTGGCTACTGAGGGGGTTTCTGAATCTCGCGCGCGATTGATTGCGCGTACTGAGATTTCGCGGGCTCATGCAACGATCACACAAGCTCGATCGCAGTTCGCCGGATCAACTCACTATATCTGGGTTACTAGCCATGATACTGATGTGAGATCAGGACATAAGGAAATGGATGGTAAGGTTTGCGAATGGGCAAACCCGCCAGAGGTAGACGAGGGCGGGCGTATAATGCGGCATCATCCCGGTGAAATTTGGAATTGCCGGTGTTTTGCAAAGCCGATACTGCCTGAACTATGACATTGCCGACCGCTCAAATTACCGCTAGAGTTCTTTCCCCGACGGGTTCGCCTATTGTTGGGGCTGTCATGATCGCAGAATTGACGGTTGACGATGTTTATCAGGGCACGATTGTCCCAAAGGTGGTGCGAGCTTATTCCAATACGTCTGGCGACTTGTCAATCAATCTTTTTCCTAATGCTCTAGGAATTAACGCGAGCGCGTACAACATCCGTATTCAGCATCGTAGTTTTGGCTCCGTGGATTATGATTCAATTGTTGTCCCAAATGTGACGCTGGTTTCTCTGGAGTCGCTGCTGGGTGGGGTGGCGCCACCGGCTTGAGTGCGCCTTCTTCAGTTGTCGGGCGTTGGCGGTTAATTGGGTTTTCTGAAGTTGTTTTATAGGGGTGTTTGATGGTCAAAAAGGTTGCGCCGATTGTCGGCATATTCAATGAAGACGGCACGGTTAATGCAGTCGCACAGGACGGGCTGGGGGTGATTGGTCCTATTACTGCCCTTGGAGGCGGCGGGGCGGCGGCTAATATTACGGCCAGCCAGATTTCCGATGCCACGGCGGCGGGGCGCGCGATTCTGACTGCTGATACCGCTGCCACCCAGCGAGCATCAATG